TTCGCGTGAAGCGTTTATACAAAAAATCGGCAGCCATAACGTAGGTATTTTAGCTGAGCTAGAAGACTTACACTTGCACGACTTTGGTATTTCATTAGAGCTTTCGCCGGATGACGAAGAAAAAGCATTGCTAGAAAACAATATTCAAACTGCATTATCTGCAGGGCTTATTGATTTAGACGATGCTATTGATATTCGTGAAGTTAAAAACTTAAAGCTAGCTAACCAGTTATTAAAGCTACGTCGTAAGAAAAAACAAGAGCGTGATCAAATGATGCAACAACAAAATATGCAAGCACAGGCCCAAGCCAATGCTCAAGCACAACAAGTTGCAGCGCAAGCTGAAATGCAGAAAGATCAAGCTGCATTACAAACTAAGTCTCAGCTAGAACAACTTAAAGCTCAAATAGAGCAAGCAAGAATTGACAAAGAAGTTGAGGCTAAGATGCAATTGATGGCATTAGAGTTCCAGTATAACATGAAGCTTAAAGGCTTAGAGGTTGATGCTGCTAAGACTAAGATTTCAGAAACCGAAGATCGCAAAGACAAAAGAACAAAAATTCAAGCTACACAACAAAGTGAGCTTATAGACCAAAGACAAAAAGGCGGTTCGCCTAAAGACTTCGAATCCTCTGGTAATGATATACTTGGCGGGGGTTTCGGTTTAGGAAGTTTCGAACCTAGGTAATAATAACCATAACAATTATATAATATTTTATCATGAGTGAAGAAACCAAAGACACATCACCTGTTTCTCAAGGTGATGATGGTACTATTAAAGTGGATTTTTCAGCAGCACCCCAGGAAGCACCAGCAGAAGAAACTGTTGAGCAGCCTGTAGAAGAGGCACCTGCAGAGGAGCCTGTTGTTGAAGAAACACCAGTACAAGAAGAAGCACCTGTAGAAGAACCTACAGAAGAAGTAGCTGAAGAGCCTGTCCTAATGGAAATTACGGAAGAAGAGGTTGAAGAAGTTACTGAGCAATTGGAAGATGAGGTTGCAGATGCAATTAAAGAGTCAGCTACGTCCGGCGCTAATCTTCCTGAAAACATTCAAAAGGTTGTAGACTTTATGAGTGAAACAGGGGGATCATTAGAAGATTATGTACGTCTTAACACGGACTATTCTAGTTTAAACGAAGATCAATTGCTTCGTGAATACTATGAAACTAAGTTTAGTGCTTATGACCGAGAAGACATCGACTTCTTATTAGCCGATAAGTTTTCTTACGATGAAGAGCTTGATGATGAACGTGAAGTACGCTTAAAGAAATTAGAGCGTAAGCAAGCATTAGCAGAAGCTAAAAATCATTTAGACGGTTTAAAGTCTAAATACTACGATGAAATTAAGATGGGTTCAAGATTGAATCCTGAACAGCAAAAAGCGGTTGAATTTTTCAATCGTTATAATAAGGAGAGTGAAGAGGCTGCAAAAATAGCAGAACAACAAACCAGTAAGTTTAAACAAGAAAGCGAGAAAGTATTCAGCGACAAATTCGAAGGTTTCGATTACAGCGTTGGAGACAAAAAGTACCGCTTTAAGGTTAAAGACGCTGGCCAGGTTAAGGAAACTCAAGGCGACATTAACAACTTTATCAAGAAGTTCTTGAACGAAAAGGGAGAAATGCAAGATGCTAAGGGTTATCATAAATCGCTGTTCACCGCTATGAATGCCGATCAAGTTGCACAACACTTTTACGAGCAAGGTAAAGCCGATGCAGTAAAGGACAGTATGGCACGCACGAAGAATGTCGATATGGATCCGAGAGGGACTCATGAAAAAGTTACGACACAAAACGGGTGGACTATACGCGCTGTAAATGATGGTGAAAGCACTTCTAAACTCAAAGTCAAGTTTAAAAAATAATTTATTAAAACAAATAAGAAATGAGTTTTGCAACTACGCCAACTAGTTTGGCAAATTTATCTCACCTTACTCCACGTCCTATCAAGGGCTTGTTCGGTGACAATTACCTGTCTGTGGCTGACATGGACTTTACACAACAATTCCTTCCTGAGGTATACGAGAAAGAAGTAGAGCGCTACGGAAACCGTACAGTATCAGGATTCTTGCGCATGGTTGGTGCAGAAATGCCTATGGCTTCTGACCGCGTAGTATGGCAAGAGCAAGGACGTTTGCACATTGCTTACGATAGCCTTACAGTAAACGCTGGTGGTACTACCATTACATTCCCTGCTGGTCACTTGATCGGTGCTGGTATGACATTGGTTGTATCTAAAGGTTACAAGACTTTCAAAGCATATGTTGTTTCTGTAGCCGGTAACGTAGCTACTATCAAAGTTTACGATAGCGCTGACGGAGCATTGCCTGCAGGTACTGGTACTTTGCGTGCTGCTACTGATGCTAAAGCATTCGTTTACGGTTCTGAGTACACTAAAGGTTCTAGCGGTGCTGGAAACTCAATGGATGCTTCTTTCACTACTTTTGACAACAAGCCTATCATCTTACGTGATAAGTACAATGTTAAAGGTTCTGATGTAGCTCAAATCGGTTGGGTTGAAGTAACTACTGAAGCTGGTACTTCTGGATACTTATGGTACTTGAAGTCTGAGCACGAGTCTCGTCTACGTTTTGAAGACTACCTCGAAATGAGCATGGTTGAAGCTGAAAAAGCACAATCTAACATTGCTCAAGCTGCTGGATTCGGTAACACCGCTAAGATTGAAGGATCTGAAGGTCTATTCGCGGCTCTAGAGTCTCGTGGTTTGGTATTTAACGACCAAGATTTCAACAACGCTACTGGTTTGACTGGTTTAGGTGACTTTGACGTAATTCTTCAGGAATTAGACAAGCAAGGTGCTATTGAAGAGAACATGATGTTCTTGGATCGTACAACTGCTTTGGATATCGACAACATGCTTGCACGTGCTAACAGCTACGGAACAGGTGGTACTTCTTACGGAGTATTCGATAACTCTGAGGATATGGCTTTGAACTTAGGTTTCTCTGGATTCCGTCGTGGTTCTTACGATTTCTACAAGACTGACTGGAAATACTTGAACGATTCTGCAACTCGCGGTAGCATTGCTGACGTAGAGGGTGTTATTGTTCCTGCTGGTACTTCTACTGTATACGACCAAAACTTAGGTCAGAACATCGCGCGTCCGTTCTTACACGTACGTTACCGTGCTTCTGAAGCTGAAGATCGTCGTATGAAGTCTTGGGTTACTGGTTCAGTTGGTGGCAACTACACTAGTGATGCTGATGAAATGAACGTACACTTCCTTTCTGAGCGTGCACTTTGTGTTCAAGCTGCGAACAACTTCGTAATGCTGAAGAAAACTACTGCTTAATTAGCGTAGTTAATCAAAAATATTACCCTCGTCCTTGTGGCGGGGGTAATTATTACCTTTATTTAATTATATTATATCATGGCACAAGCTAAAAAGCCTGCAGCAAAGCCTGCGGCAAAAAAAACAGCACCTGCAACAGCAGTTGTTGAAGAAACAGTTGCGGCACCCGTCGCACCACCTGCACCTGTAGATACATGGGTTATCAAAGACAGATTGTACGAAATCACTTCAGGACGTAAACCATTAGCGTTTACATTACCTACCGTACATTCAGCTCGCACTCCCTTGTTATACTTTGATGAAGAATTAGGATACAACCGTGAATTGCGTTATGCAACTAACCAGCGTACCCCATTCGTTGATGAGCAACAAGGAACTGCAACATTAGGTCGTATCGTATTTAGAGACGGCATTTTGAGGGTACCAAAAGAAAATATAGTTTTACAAAAACTTCTTTCTTTATACCACCCATATACACTGCAAGGTCGCATTATGGAATACAAACCAGAGCAGATCGCAGAAAACGAAACTGACTGGATTGAATTAGAGCTAGAAGCGATGACTGTTGCAAAAGCAATGGACATTGACGAAGCTGAAGCAATTTTAAGAGCTCAATACGGCTCACAACAGGTATCTAACGCGTCTTCTAAAGAACTAAAACGTGATTTACTAATACTTGCGCGTAATAACCCTAGTCTCTTCTTAGACTTGGCTAATGACGACAACGTAATGCTGCGTAACATTGGGATCAAAGCTACCGAAACGGGAATTTTGAGTTTATCACAAGACCAACGCACATTTACATATGCAAGTAACGGAAGAAAGCTGTTAACAGTACCGTTTAATGAACATCCATATTCAGCACTCGCTGCTTACTTTAAAACAGATGAGGGTATGGAAGTATTACGAGCCGTAGAGAAACAGCTATAATACATATCTTTTTGTGATTAGGCTGCTGTAACAAGCGGCCTAATTACTTAATATACATAAACAAACACAAAATGGCAGTAAGCGTAGATACAGTATACCAAAGAGTATTGGCTATCCTTAACAAAGAACAAAGAGGGTACGTAACTCCTCAGGAATTTAACTTGTTTGCAAACCAAGCACAGTCTGATATTTTTGAGCAGTACTTCTATGACATTAACCAGTTCGGAAGGATACATGGTAATGACACTGAATACTCTGACATGCTTAACCTCTTGAATGAAAAAATAAACATATTCGAGAAGAATGGTAGTATGACCTACTCTGCTCCTAACTGGACGGTCCCTAGTGATCTTTACCGG